TTGCCAAGGCGCTGTTGAATGGCAAGGCCGATGTGGGTTTCTTCCTCAAGGCGGGTTATGACGAGCTGTCTGAGCTGATTCGCAAGAAAATGAAGCCGCTCGTGAGCAGTCAGATCAGCGTGGTGCATCATACTCTGGTGGCCGGGCCCAGAATGGAGCAACATATTCCGTTGCTGCTTGAGCGACTGACCAACATGGAAAATGATCCCAAGGGGCAGGATGTGCTGAAAAGCATGGGGCTTGATGGTTGGGATGAGATGCATGAAGAGCAGACCGAGTTCATGATTGATCTCATTGATACATTGATCGACTGATCATACGGCTGTCGAGAATGCGGGGTGCTGATATATGTAACCAACCACTTAGTCTGTTAAACGGGATATGACGGGTCTATGTGGGATATAACGGGAAGAAATGCAGAGCTGGCGCGGGTTCTGGCTGGATTGTGCGTCGGTGGCAGAGGTTTTTAAGCGGACGCCGTTTTTGTTAAAACTTGGCCGATCAAAACCGCCTCGTTCAGGTAAATTGTTAAAAAGGCCGTGTGGGTTATGCCATGCGGCCTTTTTGGTTTTTGTATCTTAGCATTTTATTGTGCCTGTGCAGGCACTGGAACGGATGTACCAGGTGGTGCCTGCACTGTGATTGTGACATTGCCATTGATGGTGATGTTGACGTTGCTGCCTACGTCACCGTTTGCTGACTTGCGATCGTCTCCCAGGATGGCTCTGATTGCCTCTGCTACTGTGTTCTGCTCCATAACGCTCCCTGACCTCGTTCAGTGCTCCTTTCCGCAGGAACGTCAGGGATTGTAGCAAGTGTCTGATTTTTATCACACAGCCTGAAGTTCGTCCTTATTGGCAGGGCTGAGGCTCGGGCTTTATGCCAGCTTGAGAAAAGGCAGGATGGTGGCGGTATCCGGCGCTGCCTCGCTTTTGCTGAAGATCTCGTACAGAGCGAACGCCAGTTCAACCTTCTTATCAGCCGGCACCTTGCGGCCGGTGGCTTCCAGTCCTTCCTCTATGCCCAGCATGATGCGCTGGAGCAATTCCTTGTCTGTTTTAGCCAGGGAGCCGTCACCGCTCTGACCCAGGGCGGGCGCTTGCGGGGCAGGTTCCTGTGGCTGCTGGGATTGGGGCTCTATGGGGCCTCGACCTGCAACCAGCCACTCGATACTGACCGACATTGAATCCGCAAGTGCTAATAGCCGCGAGCGTGATGGCTCTGCATCGCCGCTCCGCCACTTTCTGATCACACTTTCTGACGATCCACACAGTCTGGACAATTTGGATACGTTTCCTGCACGACTTATCAGCTCTTTTATGCGCTCCGGGAAGTCGTCACTTTCTTTTTCGGAGAAAGTGACGTCAAGGTCACTTTTTTTATCAGCGGTCACTTTTCTGCAAACCCTTGATTTATATGCATAATTTATCAGTACGATCGAAAAGTGCGAGAAAATAGAATGTGACCCGCTCTTTTCGCTTGATAACCACACTATAGTGTGCAATTCTTATCCCCATGAAGACACTATACAGCACACAAAAAGACGCTCACAGCCTCGACTGGCACCCCGCCGAGATTGAGAGCGAAGTCAAAAAACGCTTCGGCAGTTATGCCGGTCTGGCCCGTGCCTGGAGTGCTGCGCACCCCGATAAAACCGTGGGACGCCACACCCTGGTGAAGGCTGCGCGGGAGCGCCGCAGTGCGCTGGGCGAATCGATCATCAGCTGGGGTATCGATGTGCCGGCGGCTGATATCTGGCCTTCCCGTTACGACGCTCAGGGCAAACGCATCCTGTTACAGCCGGGGCGCAAACCTAAGTCTAGCCCAACCGAGAAAAAGCAGAGCCGCAAGGCGGCGATCTTTGAGGCGGTACTGGGCCTGAGTGCTGAGCACGGAGGTACCCAATGAACGCTCTGACCCTGAACCCGTATGAGCTGGACCTGTTGTATCGCCTATTGCTGCGTCAAGACGCGGCCTCTTTGGGCGTAACCGGAAACATGGAAGAGAAGCGCTCAGCCAACCGAGCATTGGACCACCTGCGGGCTGATTTGCTCGATGCGCTGCAGGCCGACAATAAGAGTCAAAACAATGGATAAGCAGTGGTTTACAGCAGATGAGCTTACCGGTGTTGCTGACATGCCTGCGACACGAAGTGGTGTCATTCGCAAAGCCAAAAAAGAAGACTGGATCAGCCGCAAGCGCGAGAAGGGCAAGGGGCTGGAATACCACTTCGACGCCCTTCCGTTGGCCACTCAACAGGCCTTGGCACGTCAGGCTGCAGAAGTGGCCGCAGCAACCCCGATTGCCCAACAGGCACGGGCGTTGACCGAGCTGGTCAAGCCGCCTGTTCAGGTGGACAAAGCCGCACAGGCTAACGGTATGCAGCAGCTGCTGGCGTTGCCGCAAAAGCAGCGCGAACGCGCTGAAGCCAAGATGCTGATATTGCAGGCGTCCCGCCTGTTCCTGAAACCATACATCGCAAGCCGCCAGCTGGTCGCCGGTGAAAGGGCGTTTGCCCAGGCTTACACCGAGCATACGCTTGAGCTGCCCGAGTGGGTCTATGTCAGCGTCAAAAGCCTGTCGTGGAACAGCATGCGCCGTTGGCAGAAAACGCTAGATACCGCCGGAGCTGCGGCCCTGGCAGGGCGCTATAAGCTCAAAATAGACGAGCAGCCGGAAATGGCGGACTTCCTCAAGGCGATCATCACCAGCAAGCCACACCTTGTCGGCAAGCATGGTCACTTACGCCAGCTGCTGCAGGTTCACAGTGACAAGAACGACAAGTGTTGGGATATCCCCAGCACGGCGGGTGTTCGTCGTTGGGTTGCCAAGTGGTGTCAGGACAACCAGGCGGCGATCGCCTTCATCACCGACCCGAACCGATACAACAGCAAATACCGCAGCGCGGTTGAACAGTCTTACCCCTGGATGAAGATGCCCAACGACGTGTGGGAGTTCGACTCCACGCCGGTAGACGCCATGCTCAAAGAAGGGCGCCACTCCATCATCGCCGTGATCGACTGCTACACCCGTCGCGTCAAGCTGCTGGTAAGCCCCACGTCCGACTCGGAAGGGATCTGCCTGCTGCTGCGCAAAACGCTGCTGGACTGGGGCACGCTGAACGAAGGCGGCATTGCCAAGACCGACAACGGCTCTGACTACGTCAGCAAGCGCACCAGCGGCATTTTCAACATGCTGAGTATCAATCAGGAACGCGCCAACCCCTACAGCGGTTGGGAAAAGCCCTTTATCGAGCGTTTCTTCCGCACGCTCAGCCACAGCATTGTTGAGCTGCTGCCGGGCTATATCGGCCATAACGTGGCCGACCGTGAAGTGATCGAAGCGGCCAAGCATTTTGCCCAGCGGCTGGCTGAAAAGCGCAAGCCAGAGGCAGAAAAAGAAGGCTTTGAACTGCGTTTAACCCGCGAACAACTGCAGAAGTTTCTGGATGACTGGCTGGATGCCGAATACCACCACAAACCCCACAGCGGCAAGGGCATGGACGGCAAAAGCCCGTTCCAGAAGTACACCGAGAGCGGCTACAGGCCGCTGGCGATCGAAGACGAAGGCGCCCTCGATATCCTGCTGCACCACAACGGCGAAGCCACCGTCCTCAAAGGCCGCGTCAAGTCCGGCGGCCTGGAGTACAGCGCCCCCGAGTTGATGGAGCACACCTGGAAGGGGCAGCGGGTATCGGTATTCCTCGACCCGAGCGACGTGGGCCGTGCCTTCCTGTACCGCCAGGGCCAATGGGACAGCCGAGTGGAAGCCCACGATATCCGCATGATCGGGCAGGGCATCAGCCCGGCCGCCTTCCGCGAACGCAAGAAAGAAGATGCCAAGGCCCTGCGCAAGTTCAAGCGTGAAATGACCGACCTGGCCAAACACTTTGGCATGGACAACCTGCATCAGGACGCCATCGAGCACTTTACCGAGCAAGCCAAAGGTCTTGTGGCCTTCCCGCAGCCTGCCCGCGAGCACGGTAACGAGGCGATCAAGGCCCTGAGTAAAACAGCAGACCGTCTTAAACGCCCACATGAGCCGCAGTACTCAGAGGCTGAAATTGAGCATCTGAAGCGTCAGCGCGAAGCGATGGAGGCCAAGCAGCAAGCAATGGCTCAACAGCAGGGGTTACTGGTCCGTAATGAGCATGACAAGGCTCGCATGCTGGCAGAAGAGTCTCTGCAGCGTGAGCTGACTGAAAAAGAGAAAAAGTTCCTGGCTGACTACAAGCGAGCCAACCGGTTCGGTGGGAAACAGGTGGAAGAAATTATGGCGCGCCGTCAGCAAAAAAGTGGCTGAGACGCGCCACAAAGTGGGCCAGAGCGCCCGAAAACAGCGGGCCAAGCCGGCAAGCACCGCCCGCTATCAACATCAAGGAGAATAGCAAATGAAAGCAATTGTCGCACCTGTGAAGAACGTCATCGCGACTCAAAATGCGTTTGACTCTCTGTGCACCCGTGCCTACGGGGTGCCCGGAATCGGCTTGATTCACGGCCCTACAGGCTTTGGCAAGACGACCTCCGTGGCGTACCTGTTCAACCAGGTCAACGGCGTGCTGGTTCGTGCCCGTGCCAACGACACTGCCACCAGCCTGCTGGGGCGCATTGTGTCCGAGCTGGGTTCCAGCCCCATGCACCGTGCATCCCGCATGGTCGACTACATCATCGAACAGATGAGCATGTATGAACGCCCGTTGTTCATTGATGAAGCCGACTACCTGATGGGCGATATCCGCCTGCTGGAGACCATCCGCGACCTGTATGACGCCACTGAAGTGCCGGTCGTACTGATCGGCATGGACCAGATTGCCCGTCGCATCAGCACCCGCAAGCAGTTCTTCAACCGCATCAGCGAATGGGTGGAGTTCCGGGCCGCTGATCTGGATGACGTGATGACCATGGCATCCGCCATGTTGGATGACGGCATTCAGGCTGACCCGGATCTGCTGGAACAGCTGCGCCTCAGCGCCGGTGGTGAAATGCGTCGCATCACCATTGGTCTGGCCCAGATCGAAAAGCTGGCCCGCGCCAACGACCTGGAATACATCACCCTTGAGCACTGGGGTGATCAGCCCTTCCACGGCATGCAACGTCTGGTTGTTTAAGGAGATCAGGGACGTGAGTCAAGCACGACGCAAAGCATGGACATGGCTTGTAAACCGGTGGGAACAGCCAGAGGGGTCACCCAAGCGCTTCACAGCGCGTGAGCTGGCAGAAGCCAATGGTATGAACATCCACACCGCCAAGCGATTCCTGCAATTCCTGATCGAGAAGGAACGGGTCTGTATCTACAAGCGTGGTGGCGACGGCAAGCCAACCCTTTACCACCTGAAAGACGCGAGCCCCCTGGTGTTTGAGCAACCGGGTGCGCGCAAGGGGTATAGGGTCAAGGCCCAGCGCACCCACAAGCGGATAACCGTCCGCCAACGGGTCTGGAACAGCTGCCGGATTCTCAGGGTGTTCACCCTGAATGAACTGGCGGCAACCGCACAGGCGGCATATGTCACCTGCGGTGCCTACGTCAAACGGCTGGAAAAAGCAGGCCTGGTGCGCAAAGTGAAGCGCCATGCCGCCCAGCCGGGTGAGTACGCGGTGTTCAGGCTCAACACCGATGCCGGTGCCGAACACCCGGTGGTGCGTGACGACGGCATCTGGTGTCCATCGATCCAGACCCTCTATCCCTACAAGGGGGCACAGAATGAAAGATTGGATTGAAGTGCTGCGCCAAGAGGTTGCAGCCCGCTCACAGGGTCGAGTCGCGGCCGAGCTGGGTGTCAGCAAAACCATGATCAGCCAGGTGCTTAACGATAAGTACCCGGCCGATCCGGCGGATCTGCGCCGCAAGGTCGAAGGGCACTACATGAAGCGCACGGTGGAATGCCCTGTGTTAGGCACCATCCCCGTGCATGAGTGTGAAGCGCATCAAAAACGCCCCTTCGGTGCAGCCAACCCCTTGCGGGTCCGTCTGTACCGAGCCTGCCGGTCAGGCTGTCCGCATTCAAAACTGGAGGCATCAGCCAAAACGCAGCGCATCAAAGTGCAGCAGGCCGACAACGGGGCCCAGCCCTACAACGCCGACAACCAGCTGGGGTTTTGCAAGCGCATGGCCGCCGGCGATAGCGAAAAGCATATCGCCATGCTTGAACGCGAGTTAACCAAGCTCGCAACCCAATACAACTTGCTGCTGTGGCAGCTGCAGCACAAGGAGCAACGCTCATGAACCGCGATCTGCAAAACCAAACCGTTAGCGAGCACATGGCCAAAGCCAGCCTTGCCATGCGCACCCTGCAGGCACTGGGCCTGACCGTTTTGAACATCAGCGGGATTGGCGAACGCCCCCGCATCCAGATTATCCCCGGAGCAGGCTGCAACCAGCTGCATCCTGGCTACCGCCGCCGGCTGGTCAACGATGGCCGCCGCTATACCGAACGCGTGGCAGACGTATCCGGCTGCCTGGTGACATGGGAGGAACGCACGTGAGTTACCACATCATCAATCTGGCCCAGACCCGCATGCAACAGCAGCTGGTGTTTTGGGGCGTAGGCAGCGAGTCGGACACCACCGATCCGCGCCGGGCCCTGATCGTCACCGAGCATTACGTCAACCACAACCTGGAACGCTACGACAACGGCCGCACCACCCGCGCGATATTAACCCGCGTTGTTGAGAACCACGCCGGTGACTGGCGCGAGCTGGTTGGCTGGCCGGTACCGGAACACGAATTGGAACAGACAGGAGATGCCGCATGAACCACGCCGTACAGCAACACATTCCCGAAGGGTACATGAAGAACAGCGCCGGCCACCTGGTGCCGGTCGAGACCATCAACGACATCGACATGGTGCGCCATGAACTGGTGCATGAAGTCACCCGCAAGGCGCTGGAACTGCAGCAGGCCATGCGCGACTTCAAGATGAACACCCTGGGCGATGTGGAAGCCTTCATCGACCTGAGCGCCGAGAAGTACGGCGTCAGCATCGGTGGCAAGAAGGGCAATGTCACCCTGGTCAGCTTTGATGGCCGCTACAAGCTGCAGCGTGCCATTCAGGAAAGCATCAGCTTTGACGAACGCCTGCAGGCCGCCAAGGCCCTGATTGATCAGTGCATCCACCGCTGGGCCAAGGGCAGTGCCGCCGAGATCCGTGCACTGGTGGAACATGCCTTTCAGGTCGACAAGGAAGGCAACATCAGCACCGGCCGCGTGCTGGGCCTGCGCCGCCTGTCGATCGACGATGAGCAGTGGAATCAGGCCATGACCGCCATTGCCGACAGCATCCAGATCACCGGCAGTCAGACTTACATCCGTCTGTATGAGCGTGTGGGTCAGGCTGACCAGTGGCGCGCCATCCCACTGGATATCGCCAAGCTCTGAGGTGCCGCCATGAAAATGACCACGACTGAACAGCTGGCCCAGAAGATGGCCTTCGCAGCCCAGCTGACAGAGCAACAGTCCCTGTCAGCCATTCAGGCCATGGGCAGCAGCATCCTGGTTGAAATACGTCAGGGGCGCGCTGTCGAGCTGCAGGGCTTCGGCCTGTTCGACATGGCCCCGCGTAAGGATGGCAGCAACGGCATCCGGTTTCGTCAACACAACAACGTGCGGGAGGCACTGAACCCATGAGCATGCGGCCGCAAATCCGAGTTGAAGAGTTTGAACTGAACGACGTGCTGGCCTGGGCCAAAGAGCACGGTGAGGCCGGGATCACCGAACACCCCGATGGTACCTACGAAGAGGGCGTCCATGACGCGATCATGTGGGTGCTGGGCTGTATCAGCCTCCGCCCGGACGAGCAGTAACGCGAAACCGGCCAATAGCAGGTTGGCGGCTTGCCGCCAAGCTGATGATTGGCCAGGTCTACCGGGCGTGGTTGCCCGGTACTGATGAGCAGCCAACAAGGAGAAACCTAATGCGCAAATCTGACCAGGTAGACGCCATGACCCAGGCTATGAAAATCGAATACGACCGTGCAGTCAGCAAAGCCGATGTAAACGCCTTTCTGGATGCCTTTGCACAGGTGTGCCGCAAGAGCTTGGCCGACAACGGCGAGTTCATTTTCCACGGCGTGGGCAAACTCAGCGTGAGCGATCGCGCAGCCCGTGAAGGTCGCAACCCCAAGACCGGCGAACCGATGACATTCCCGGCTAGCAAGATTGTGAAATTTAAATCGTTGAAGCCGTTGAAACAGGCACTTAACCCGGAGTTACCAGCCGAAGAGTGAGCGAAACCTGTCCGGCATGACCGGGCAGGTCTATCCAGCGTGGTGGCTGGGTACTGATGAGCAGCCAACAGAAGGAATACAACATGAATTTGGGCCGTTGCCCCGTATGCCACAGCCGTCTGCACCTGGACACCCTGGTGCAGGACGATGCCGGCCGCGAACTGCTGGCCCTGTTGTCACGTCTGGACCGTAGCGCCGGTGGTGCCTTGGTCAGCTACATGAGCCTGTTTCGCAGCAAAAGCCGTGACCTGGCCAATGACCGTGCCCTGCGCATTGCCACCGAAGCGCTGGAGCTGGCCCCGGTCAGCGCCCTGACCAGCGCCATGGCTCACACCGTCGAACAGATGCGTGGCAAACAGCAGGCCGGTGGCTTCAAGCCGTTAACCAATCACAACTACCTCAAGCGGGTGCTAGAAAACACCGAAACCACGCTGGTTGAAGGCGATATTCAGCACCTGCCTGCAGGTGTGGTGCCTGCTGCAGGCAAGCGCGATCAGCGCCGTGCGCTAACCGCTGCCATCATGGACATCCACAATACGGACAGGGCGTAAGCATGAAAAAAGACAACCGCAAAGCCGCCCTGGCTCAGATCCACATCGGCAAAAAGCAGCTGGGGCTGGATGATGATCTCTACCGCCAGATGCTGGAAAACCGCACCGGCAAGCGTAGCTGCGCCGACATGAGCCTGGCCGAGCTGTACCAGGTCATCCAGATGCTTGAAAACGCCGGGTTCAAAAAGCACCGTGGCCGTACGGCGGGGGATGCGTCCAGCCGTCGCGGCTACTACAGCCCCAAAGCCCAAGGCAAAATCATCGACGTGATGCGCGCCGTCTGGATCGAAATGCACCAGAAAGGCATCGTCCGCGACGGCTCCGAGCTGGCCCTGACCCACTGGGCCAAACGGGCCAGCGCCAATCGCAATGGTGGCGTGGGCGTGGATTCTCTGGAATGGCTGGAACGTGACTGGCGTCTGGCCAGCCAAGTACTCGAAGACCTCAAACAGTGGCGCAAGCGAGCGCTCAAGGAGCAAGCCCGTGTCAACTGAAGAACAGCAGGATCTACTGGGTGAAGCCAGCTTCAGCGACGACCTGCTGGAGCACCTGGACGACATCCCCGAAGAGACCAAGCGCAAGTGGCCCAAGGATCTGGCTGCCTTGATCGACATCTTCAACGCGGCCCTGCGCCGCATGGGCATGGACGACGACCAGGCGCGCCGGATCGCCCACACCCTGCTGGCCGAGCAGGCCATGTACTGCGGCGGCCGCCACGTCTACATCCCCAAGGGCGACCGACTGAAACAGGCGATCCGTGATGTGGAACTGTGGCGCGACTGGCACGACCACGGCATCGTGCCCGATGACCTGGCCGCCAAGTACAAAATCAGCGTCCAGCATGTATACCGCATCATCAACGAACAGCGGGCGATACATATGCGCCGGGTGCAACCCCAACTTTTCTGACCGTAAAACTGGCTTTTAACAGGAGATCAACATGAACCACGCCCAACAACGTCAACGCCTGCTGAAGATCCTGCAGGAAGCCCGCATCGAAGACCCGAAACGCGGCTGGGTTGCCGAACATCACCTCAAGGACGCCCTGGGCAGCTGCGAATACAGCCTGTCCGTGCTGGAAGAGCTGGGCCTGATTCTGGCCGATGGCTTCAAATATCGCATCACAGGGCAGGGCGTATTGCAGGCCGAAGCGGCAGAATAAAGCGAAACCGGCCCTGCCGGTCTGCCAAGGGTGGTGCCTTGGTACTGATGAGCAGCCACATGGCGACATTATTTGGTAGGATAATCGCCGAATCGAACGCCCAGGGAGCAGTCGGGCAGGTCAATATAGGGAGTGTTCAGATGCTTAAAGTCATATCCACGGCAGCTTTGATTGCATTTGCTGCCTCTGCCGAAGCCCGTGTTTATACCTGTGACAACAATGGCCGCAAGGTCTATCAAAGTACCCCATGCGAAGCAGGCGACAAGCCTATCAACTTGTACGTTCCAGCCGCCACCGATACGCACCACACGCCGCCGCCTACCTCGCAGTCTGAATATTTGGAGCAGATGAGAGAAAAGGAACGTGCCCGGCAAGAGATTATCAACGAACGTGCGGACAAGGCGCGCGCAAGCCGTGAGGAGCGCGAAGCTATTGCCGATGCCATTCGCAAAAGGGAAGTTATGATCGGCATGAACGAACAACAAGTCATCCAGTCATGGGGCAAACCTGATGATATCAACCGCTCAGTATACAAGTGGGGTGTTGAGGAACAGTGGGTCTACCGTCGTGGCGACTATGATGCGCAGTACGTGTATTTCGAGAATGGCATCGTTGATGCTATCAACTAATTAACAAATGGAGTTTGTACGATGGACAACAACCAGAAGAAGGTTTCCCAAGGAGTAATTGGGAAAAAATGTCCAAAATGCCACTATGTCCGAGTCGAGTCAGATACTGCTCCAGAATGGCAGTGCCCTAGATGCGGAGTTGCATACGCGAAAGTCGAACCAACAGTCGAAACCTTAACCCCCAAAAACGAAAGCGCAGATGTTACGGCCTCGGAACCAAACGCCCAGCCCGGCTCGAAAGCTGTCTTGGGTGAAATGGACCCTAAGAAAAAAGTTATTGTTATTGCAGTGGCCTGCCTGGTTGTTGGCTACTTTGCGGGACGTGAACATCTGAAGTACGAGGTCAGAAGTGCCATTGGCTCAGCATTCAGTGGTTTTTCTTCTGCTTTTAACTCAGGGCCGGGGGCTGCTTCAGCAGAGCCTGATAAAAAGGCAAAGTCATCTTTCCTAGACAATCCTTTCGTGCCTAGCAAAGCTCCGGTCACAGCTACTTTGTTGAGCAAAGGGTTTGAACCAAGCAACCCTTCAGCGCGGCAGTACGATGATTTCATCACGTTTAAGCTAAACTTTAAAAATACTGAAGCCCGTGATATCCGAGCGTTTGAGGGCGTTGTGCAGTTTATGGACCTCCTTGACAATGAACTGCTCTCAGCCAATGTGGCAATCAATGATCCGATCCAGGGACTTGCACAAATGGATTGGCCTGGCCAGATCGATTACAACCAATTTCGGGATTCCCATAAACGCTTAAGATCGGCTGAGTTTGGAAATATCAAACTGAAGTTTAACTTGCGGAAAGTGCTTTATACCGACGGTACTGTAGAAGAATTCAGGTAGCACCCAGCAAACAAGTACTCCACCGGATTGCACAACCCACGTTAAACCACCCCTCACCCAATCCCCGGCAAGCTGGAACTCACAGATTAACCTGAGTTTCACACCGGGGATTTTTTATGAATGGCACCTTCCACCACGCCGTCGATTGGCTGCTCGGCCCCGAGATCGAGGGCGAACACAGTAACGACCCCAACGACAAGGGCGGCGATACCTGGTACGGCATCAGCCGGGTCGCCAACCCCGACATGCCCTGGCCGCCCACGCGGGAGCAGGCCATTGCCCGCTACCGCGAACGCTACTGGGACGCCTGCCGCTGCGACGAGCTGCCGCCGATTATCGCCGTGGCCGTGTTCGACGCCGCCGTACAGCACGGCCCGCGTGATGCCGTCATGTTCCTGCAGCGCACCGTCCATGCCCGGCTTGATGGCAAGATCGGCCCCGAAACCCTCGGCAAAGCCGCCGATGCCACGCCGGATACCCTGGCGCACTTCCTCAGCTACCGCGCCCGCTACTACACCGAGCTAACCCACAAGGACTACAGCCAGCTCCACTTCATCCGTGGCTGGTCGCGTCGCCTGTTCCTGCTGCACCGCTTCGCGCTGGATCTGGACGCCTTCCCGTTCCCGACAACACCGGTGCCCAACCGGCAGGAGGACTGACATGGCCGCCCCCATCTGGACCTTCCTTGGCACCCTGATCGACCCGGTCACCCGCCTGATCGACAACCTGCACACCTCCGACGCCGAGCGCGGCCAGCTCAAGGCCGAAATGCTCAAGCTGCAGAACAGCGTCACCACCCAGCTGCTGGGCTACGAACAGCAACTGCTGGAGGCCCAGAGCAGCGTCATCCGTGCCGAGGCGCAGGGCCAGAGCTGGCTGCAGCGCAGCTGGCGGCCTATCACCATGCTCACCTTTCTGGGGCTGGTGGTGGCTGACACCCTGGGCTGGACTGCCTTCCGTTTGGCTCCCGAAGCCTGGGACCTGCTGCAGATCGGCTTGGGCGGTTACGTCATTGGCCGCAGTGCCGAGAAGGTCGCCCCGCAACTGGCCGACGCCCTCAAGACAAGGAAAGCCCCCGATGCCTGATCTGTACGACCGCGCGCAGGAGCGCGAACAGCAGAACACCGAAGAGGCTCAGGCCCGTTACAGGGCCAGCCTGACGCCCGAGCCGGAGCAGCTGGTGGTCGGCGGTGTGGTGCTCTGCATCGACTGCGACGATGCCGTGCAACCGGCCCGGCTGAAAGCCAAGCCCAATGCCGCACGCTGCATCCACTGCCAAAACCAATATGAACAGGAACACCGTCATGGATGACCCGAACTACAACGCACTCAAGTTCTGGCTCGATGTCGCCCAGTGGGTGTTCACCATCGGCGTGATGATCTTCGTCTGGATCGATCGCGGCCGCAGCGACAACCGCAACTTGATCAAGCAGATGGCCGACCGTCAGGAGATGCTGGAGCGTCGCTTGATCACCGCAGAAGAGCACCTGCGCCACAGCCCGACCCACGACGATATCGCCCAGCTGCGCAGCCAGTTTGCCGGGCTGGACAGCAAGCTGGACCGCGTCACCAACACCGTGGATCGGGTTCACGATTACCTCATGAACAGCAAGGGGGCCTGAGATGGCATTCGCACAATTTGAACAGGAAGACCGCCGCCTGGTGATCCTGCGCCTGCTGGCCGAAGACTCTGACTACCGTGCCAACTCCTCCATCCTTCAGCGCGGCATCGAACTCTACGGCCACACCGTCAGCCGCGATCGCTTGCATACCGACCTTGTGTGGCTCGCCGAACAGGATCTGGTGAAAGTGGAGGAAATGAACTCCGTGCTGGTGGTGACTCTGTCCCAGCGCGGGCTGGATGTGGCCAATGGCCGCGCCCAAGTGCCCGGTGTGAAACGACCGGGGCCGGGGGCTTGATATGGCCCGTAAATCATCAATAGACCTGTTACCCGCCGAGATCCGCGACGCCCTGCATGAGCTGCTGCGTGATCCGACCGTTAACCAGCTGGAAGCCACCCAGAAGGTCAACGCCCTGCTGGAAGCGGAAGAACACGAGATCCGCCTCAGCAAAAGCGCGGTCAACCGCTACAGCCAGCGCATGGACGCCATCGGCGAGAAGATGCGCCAGTCGCGCCAGATCGCCGACATGTGGATCGGCAAACTGGGCAACCAGCCGCAAGGGCAGGTGGGCAAGCTGCTCAACGAATTCACCCGCACCATGGCGTTTGAAACCGCCCTGCACATGAGCGAGGGCGAAGACCCGATACCGCCGAAGCTGCTGAAGGAACTCTCCCTGGCAATCAAACACCTGGAAGAAGCCGCCAGCGTGAACGAGAAGCGCGAACGCGAGATCCGCCGCCAGATGGCCGAAGAGGCCGCCACCGCCGTGGACGAAGCCGCCAAGCAGCAGGGCCTGACCGCCGACAGTGTGGCACAGATCAAGGCACAGATACTGGGGATTGCGTGATGAACCTCCAACAATCCTCTATCGCTGAAGCCGTAGCCGCCGGCCTTGCTGACATCCAGCAGTTCAGCGCCGACGAGGTGCTGCTGGGCTACCAAAAGCGCTGGATCGCCGACGACTCCCCGCTGAAGATCGCCGAGAAGTCGCGCCGAACCGGTCTTACCTGGGCCGAAGCCGCTGATGCCTGTCTCTGCGCCGGTACCGCCCGCAGCGAGGGCGGTACCAACCACTTCTATGTGGGCAGCAACAAGGAGATGGCGCGGGAGTTCATCGAAGCCGTGGCCATGTGGGCCAAGGCGTTTGACCGTGCCGCCGGTGAAGTTCAGGAAGAGGTGCTGGAGGATGACGACAAGGACATATTAACCTTCGTTGTCTACTTCGCCTCCGGCTTCAAGGTGCAGGCGCTCAGCTCCAACCCCAGCAACCTGCGTGGCATGCAGGGCAACGTCACCATCGACGAAGCCGCTTTCCATGACCGACTGGCCGAAGTGCTCAAGGCAGCACTGGCCCTCACCATGTGGGGCGCAAAGGTGCGCCTGATCAGCACCCACAACGGTGTTGAAAACCTATTTAACCAGCTGATAAACGACAGCCGGGCAGGGCGCAAGCGTTATAGCGTCCACACCATAACGCTGGATGACGCCTGCGCCGAAGGCCTGTACCGCCGCATATGCCAAATAACCCGCAAGGCATGGACGCAGGACGCCGAGGACGAGTGGAAAGCGGGCCTGCTGAAAGACACCGCCACCGAAGAGGACGCCCTGGAGGAGTACTACTGCGTGCCCAAGCAGGGCGGCGGGGCGTACATCTCCCGTGGTTTGATTGAGCGGGCCATGCGGCCGGATATCCCGATCGCCCGCTATGAAGCCCCGGCCGACTTCACCCAGTGGAGTCAGGCGCAGCGCGAAGCCGAGATCAAAGGCTTCTGCTACGAAGAGCTGCAGCCGCTGCTGGCCGAGCTGAACCCGGAGCACAACCACGCCTTTGGCGAAGACTTTGCCCGCTCCGGTGACCTTACTGTGCTGGCCCCCGGTGCCATCCAGCAGGACACCCGCATCCGTGCGCCCTTTATGGTCGAGCTGCGCAACCTTACCTACGAACAGCAACGCCAGGTGGTGTTCTTCATTATGGATGGCCTGCCGCGCCTGGTCGGGGCCAGCTTCGACGCCACCGGCAACGGCGGCTATCTGGCCGAACAGGCCGCGCTCAGGTACGGCACCGAACTGGTCGAGCAGGTGCAGCTCAACATCGGCTGGTACCGGGAGTGGATGCCCAAGTTCAAGGCCAAGTTTGAAGACGCCGATATCGAGATCCCCAAGGATCAGGACATCCTCAACGACCTGCGCAAGATCCAGCTCAATAAGGGTGTGCCCCAGATCGAAAAGGGCAGCGGCAAGGGCTCAGACGGCAAGCAGCGCCACGGCGACAGCGCGGTGGCTCTGTGTATGCTGGTGCGTGCCACCTATATGGAAGGCGCACCCATCGAGTTTACCCCGCTGCCCGATCGCCGCACCCCAAGCAGCGGCCCCGATGACGATGACGACAACGCTCACAGCTTTAAGGGAGGTGCCTGGTAATGGCCCAGTTGATTGACCACCGGGGCGACCCCATCCCCTGGCCCAGCGAGCAGGAACTGCAGACCGACGAGTCGCGCCTGGGCTACCTGAAACAGCACTTTGCCGAACACCCCTCCAGCGGCCTGACGCCATCACGGCTGGCCACCATCCTGCAGGATGCCGAGCGCGGTCATCTGGTCAGCCAGTGCGAGCTGGCCGACGACATCGAAGAGAAAGACGCCCACGTCTTCAGCGAGCTGCAAAAGCGCAAGCTGGCCCTGCTCAACCTCAGCGGCCGCGTGCTGCCGCCACGCAACGCCAGCGAAGCCGAGAAGCGCGACGCCGAGCAGGTGCAGGAACTATTGGACGAGCTGCCCGACTTCGATGACCTGATTCTGGATATGGCTGACGCCATCCTCAAAAGCTTCAGCAACATCGAGCTGGAATGGCAGCGCATGGGCAGCGACTGGCTGGTGGTGCAGGGGCACTACCGCCCCCAGAGCTGGTTCCAGCTCAGCCCCGATGACCGCAACCAGCTGCACCTGCGCGATGGCAGCTACGAAGGCGCGCCGCTGCAGCCGTTTGGCTGGGTGCGTCACATCCACCGTGCCCGCTCCGGCTACCCCGGCCGCAACGGTTTGGCGCGCATATTGGCATGGCCCTACCTGTTCAAGAACTACAGCGTGCGCGACCTGGCCGAATTCCTGGAGATCTACGGCCTGCCGCTGCGCCTGGGCAAATACCCCAACGGGGCCAGCGATAAAGAGAAAAGCACCCTGCTCAATGCGGTGATGAGCATCGGCCACAACGCCGGCGGCATCATCCCCAAGGGGATGGAGATCGACTTCAAGGAAGCCGCCAAGGGCGGATCTGATCCCTTTGAAGCGATGATCGCCTGGTGTGAACGCAGCCAGTCCAAGGCCATTCTGGGTGGCACCTTGACCAGCCAGGCCGATGGCAAGAGCAGTACCAACGCCCTGGGTAACGTGCATAACGAAGTGCGTCAGGAGCTGCGCGATTCCGACCTTCGTCAGATCGCAGGCACCCTCACACGGGATCTGATCTTCCCGCTGTGGATGCTCAACTGTAAAACCGCCGGTGACCCGCGCCGTGCGCCGCGCTTCCAGTTCGACACCGCCGAGCCGGAAGACATGGCCCACTACAGCGCGCACCTGCCGGGCCTGGTAGGCATGGGGATGCGGATACCCTTGGCCTGGGCACATGAGAAGCTGCAGATCCCGCAGCCCGAAAATGACGAACCGGTGTTGGGTCAGGTGCAGCCAACCGTGCCGCCCGCTGAACCGGCACGGCTGGCGGCATTGAGCGAGCAGGCCAACAGCTTCAAAGCCTTCCCGGATCAGCAGGCCATTGAAGACGCCCTGGACAAACTGGCGGCCGGTGATCTGGACGAACAGATGCTGGGTATCCTGAAACCCATCATGGCGCAAGCCGAGCAGGGGCCTGAAGCCTTGCGCGATACCCTGGATCAACTGCGGCCGTATTTGGAATACGATCAGCTGCAGCTGCGTCTTGC